ACGTAATTTAACCCTAACATTTGATATATTATTTGTAGGAATACCAGTAGTTGATGCTGGTTGAGAAGTAACATCTGTATTTTGATCAAATGTTGTAGCTTGTGTTGTAGTTGCAATTCCAGTTGTAGGATGTCTTGTAGTTGCAATTCCAGTTGTAGCTTGTCTTGTAGTTGCAATTCCAGTAGTAGCTTGTCTTGTAGTTGCAATTCCAGTAGTAGCTTGTCTTGTAGTTGCGATTCTAGTTGTAGGTTGTCTTGTAGTTGCAATTCCAGTAGTAGCTTGTCTTGTAGTTGCGATTCCGGTTGTAGCTTGTCTTGTAGTTGCGATTCCAGTAGTAGGTTGTCTTGTAGTCGGATTTGTTGAATTAAAAATTATCCTTGTAGGATTTGGTTGTAATCTATCCAAAAAGCCCAAAACTGCAGTATATGGAGTTCTCCAATCACTCAAATAAATGCCATCAGTATCTGATGATGTGGGAGAAACTGAAAAAAATACATTATCACGAATATTTCTCGAAATGAGATAATCTATAAATAAATCTGTCCATTGTTTTTGTTTTGGCTGAGTATAAAATCCTCCCCATTCTCCAATAATAGTAGCTCTTCCAGTTTCATTAGAAACAAATCCAAAATGTCTATCCCAAACTGCAGGTAAATTATTTGGAAAATTCGAAGCAAAGAAATAAGGTTCAGTTGGCGAAACGGTAGGTCCATAAACATGAGGAGTATAAACGATTTTGATTGGATTATTTAATCGAATAGGAGCAAGTCGTACACCACATAAATTTCCTCCCCAAAAATAAGAAGGATCATTGCATCCTATAGCATTCAATTCTACTCCTTCGATAAAAAAGAGCATATTAGGATCAATTAATGCTAATTCATTTGAAATTCTTTCTGCAGCTAATCTCCAATCGGTAGCTAAATTTCCATTTCCCCAAGATGCAATACCATGAGGTTCGTTTTTCAAATCTGCTCCGAAAACATTCCATTGATTTTTATATCTGATAAATAATCTTCTCCATACTTCTATCATTTGTGTTTCGCTAATGGTAGAATCGTACCATAAATCATCGATAGGACCATTCAAACGTAATCTATGCATGTCTAACATTATCAATATTCCTCTTTGTGCAGCTTTTTGTATATATATATCTAGAATTTGCAAAACATTAAGACCTCGTAAATCTGGATTCAAAGCAAAATTAATTTCCGATGTAGCTGGAATAGGAGGTGTATTTAATAAGATTGAAGCTGCAGCAAATGCAACTCTAATTACATTAAAATTTTGATTAGCTATATCATTTAAAATCGAATCAAGAGTAACACTATATAATCCATCAACAACTAGATGACCTTCGATTCCAAAATGAGTAATTCCTTTCATATCAAATAATTGATTATTAAGATATATTCTTCCCTGTTTAGATTCGAAATTTAGCATAGAAGAAGATGCTAAACATTTACATATTATTGTAACGAATACAAATAATAGAAATTTCATTTTTCAATAAACTCTACTATTTAATAAATATGAATTTATTATAAACTTTTTTATTCGACTCTTTGAGAATACTATTTAAAAATATTGTAAATTCGAAAAACAGTAATTTTTTGCGGCTATTAAATAGTTTTCTTGCTTCATTTTTCGAAAAATAAAATGGAAAAAAAAGATGTGATTGATGCTCCAAGTAATCAAAATGGAGCAGCAATAACTGCCATTGTATTAATTATAGTATTGGTTATTGCAATAGCCGTAGTAATTATTTTATTGGTTTTTGCTAATGGAAACAAATCTGGAGCCGAAAATATTAATGTGGGGCAAATAACCGTAAATAATGATTGTGCAGCAAGTGGTAGACTTCCTAGCAAAAAATTGACAGCTGTACCAAAATCTATTTCTAATCAAACAAATTCGTTTCAGGAAACCGCAATGATTCCTGAATATAAAGGATTAGAAGAGGAAGGTTCAGATTTATGTGTGAAAACTGATTCTAGAATCGGTATAATGAATAGTAATCCAGATGCAATTGCAAAAAAATGGAATCCAGAAAAGAATTTCCCTTCAAGAATTGCACCCGAAAGACCAGATAATTCACTAGGTTCTAAATTTGGACCAAGTGAAATAGAAATGCAATTATACTTGCCAACTCCAGAAGAATTATTAGCTTCGAAAGAACACTCTACAGGACCTAAATATATTCGTAGAGGTCCTAGATATAAGAGGGATGGAGATTGGAGACCTATTCAAATTCCAGAAGATTACAAAGATTACGAAATCGTAAGACGACCAAATAGACCTCGAATAGATGAAACCTATTTTGCAGAAGCAATCGAAATAGAAAGAAGAAATTATGAAAAATCATTACCTAGAGTTGTTCAATCTTAGTAGATTTATTAATAAACAAAATTTAATGTCGTTTTTGACAATGACCTCCCGGATAACAAGTAACATTTACATAAAGTGGACATTTTTTGAATCTTGGTTCGTTTCTACTACATGGATTTATACATCTACTTCGTCTATACTTTATTAAAAATTATTTATTAAAAAATACCTAGAAACGTTCCTCCAACTGTCACAATCCCAATTGAAACAACACACATTGCATCCCTTTTGAAAACAACTATTATTTTTAATATTTTAAAAGGTTTTACCCGCAGCAACACATAATTTTGATTTGTAGTCTAAACTAGAAAATAATAATAATTTATTATTTACAGAATTAAATCGAATTAATATCTTTCCGAAAAGTATTTAACGAAATACTTATATTGTTCTTTAACTCATAAGAAGAAGTAACGAAATTTTATTTAACAATGGATAATTTTATAAATATTTTTTTTTACCTTGATAAAAATGATCTTTTGAATTCTCAATTGATATGCAAAATCTGGAATAATATTCTAAATTCATTAAAATTTTTTTATAAAAGACTTGGTAAGCTTTCAAATGATGAACAAGCAATTACTTGTAATTTTCCAAAAAATATTACAACATTATTAAAAATCGAAAATTATAGATCGTTATTATTATTAAAGTCTAAATATGAAGAAGAACTTGATCATGAAAAGTGGAAAAACGTTATAGAACATTTTCTAAATCCAAAAAATCTACCTTTGGTTTTAAATGCTGTTCCAACTAATAATAATAGATTTTATGTTTTGGTTTTAGATTCTGTAATATGGAAAGAAAGAAATAGTTTTGAATCCTCTAAATATTTATGCATTTATGAAGTTTCAAAAGCAGAAAAAAAATTCATATATAAATCGAAACTTTTAAAACCTCGCGAATCCTTAGATTCTTTATTTCAATTTTTACCAAAGATAAATATTTTAGATCAAGTTGAATATACACAATCTATGGACTTAATTTCTATATTTGTATTGTGTAATTTAATGCACAAACAAATAGATGAATTATATTTTATAATAAAAAAATTAAAAATGCGTAATTAATATGTTTTCTAAAAATAAATCAATAAATAATATAGAGTTACTTCTTTAAAATGGAATCTCGTATAGAAAAGAAAGTTTCTTCAAATACTATTCTTATAATTATTTTTGGAGTAATTATTCTTATCATGGTTACATTTCTTGTATTATGGATCATTATTTTTTCTATAAATCGAAATACTATTTTGAATCCTGATCGTTTTTTAGGAAAAAGCTGTAATTGTAAAGGTGTTTCTGCAGATTACGAGATAAATGTAATATCGAAAACTTTTAGTAATCCATTTTTTTCCGTAAATAAAGAAGAAAGACCAGTTCTCAATTTGAAAGTTGATACTCCTTATACATTTAAGAACGAATCTTCATGTGATCATCCTTTTTATATTTCTACTAGTTCTAAAGGACAAAGTGAAGGTGTAGTAACTGAAGGAGTTGTTTATTCAGAAGGAAACTATAAAAAAGTTTGTGATGGTGCATTTTTGATTTTTACACCTACTGAATCTCAAAAAGGATCAGAACTTTACTATCAATGTGTTAATCATCCAAATATGGGAAATAGAATAAATATATCTTAGGGTTTATCAAATGTTTTTTTTTACATCCTTCTTCTGACTCAAGTTGTTTTTTTATATATAATATCAATTACCATCTTCTTCTAGATTTTTCGTTTGTTTTAAAATGCTAACTGCATCATCCGAATAATATTTCGATGACATGATCTTTCTGTAATTCAAGTTTTAAATCATTTTGTTGGGTATTTTTCATAATTATTATTTTTCGAAAAAAAAATCTTACAACTGTTTTACCATTAAAATTTTAATAATATCATTGTATATAAAATTTTAGGAAAAATAATATTATATTGATTTAGACATGGAACGGAAATCTGTAGACAAATATTCCGAAGAAACTCCAAAAAGAAAGAAAATCAAATTATTAAAAAAAAAAGACAATTCTCCCAAGAATGAAAAAAAATCTAAAAAAGATTATGTAAAAGACATTATAAATTCTGTGCAAGAAAAACAGAAAAATTTGGAAAAATTAGAAGCATCTCAAGAAAATATCGATAAAAAGATTACAATTCTAAAAAAAGAAATTAATGATTGGATGAAAAAATCAGGAAGAGAAAAAATTAGTTGGAATAATCGTAGCATAAATACGTTTTCATGTTCCAAACTAAAAAGAACGGATCCGAGTGATATTTTAGAATTTGTTGGAAAATCTTACGGTAATGATTCCCTTGAAAAAGTTATTGCAGAGTTGGATAAATTACACACTTTAAAATACGAAGGACAATATGATATTCGCTTTTTATCAGATGAAAAAACAGAAAAAAAGTCTCGTAAAAAGAGAAAACAATCTGTAATTGAAAATCCTTCAAAAAAGAAAAAATTGGAATTGATTTTGTAAAGAATATATTCTCCTGTATATTTCCCCCGGTAATTTCTTAAAACAATAAAAATTGGTAAAAGGTAGTAAATGTATTTTATAGATTATATTGAATGAAAGAAGAAGATTATTCTAGTATAACCGAAGATTCTTATAGTTCTAATTCGGAAAATTCTGACCAAGATAATATACTTTTGCCACCAGCTTTATTTGGAACCAGTGATGATGAAGAAACAATTTTTGATTCAGATGATAGAATTAAAACTATTCCCGCGAGAAAATTAAAACCTGTAAGCAAAAGTAATACAAAAAAATTATCCTCTCATAAAAGAAGCAAAAAATATATTTCAGAAGGCCTATCCGAAAATGGTATTTCGGATATTAAACCTATAAAAAAATTACCTTCTCAAAAAAGAACCAAAAAATATATTTCAGAAAGCGAATCCGAAAATAGTGTTTCGGATACTGAACCCGTAAAGAAACCAGATAAAAATGTTAGGGATTCTTTAATCAATTTTTTTATCGATCCTCGTAAATTACGAAGAACTCCAATTCCAGAATCGTTTACCGAATCATCTGAAGAAAACCCAAGAAATAGTCGATCATTTAGAAATAGTGGATCTCCAAAAAATAATAACGAACAAAAAACAAGATCTGTGAAAAATAACGTTTCAAAAAAAATTATTAAAACTCCAAAAACTTCTCTTTCATCTTTGAGAAACAGACTGTCGTTAAATAATGTACCACCAGAAAGAAGATTTTCTGTTAATAATCATGTTGTAGAATCAAATATAGATAGTATAATTTTGAAAAAACCAAGGGAATCGCCAAAAGAATATATTAGAGAATCTCCCAAAGAATATATAACAGAATCTCCAAAAGAATATATTAGAGAATCTCCCAAAGAATATAAAAGAGAATCTCCAAAAGAATATAATTCTGAAAATGATGAACAGACCAAGATTTCAACGAATAATTCATCGGAAACCTCTAGTGGAGAAGATAAATTTGAAAAATGTAAAAAGAATAAAACACGAGCAGATGAGATTCGTGAAAGAATGCAAGAAGAAGAAACAAAAGAAAAAAGAGAATTAATTTATGAATTTTGGTTAATGGAAAAACAAGGAATTCCTGTTAGTAAAAAGTATTTAGTGGTTGACAACATTGATGAAATGAGATTTGAATATCATCGTTTAAAAAGCGAAGGAGATATTCGTGATAAAATCAAACTAGGATGGAGTTTATTTTCTTGTGTAAGCAGCATTGGAGAAATGATCAATCAAAAATTAGATCCACTCGGAATTTCCGTCGAAGGATGGTCTGAAGAATTGGATTCCCAAAGACAAGAATATGAAAAAGTTTTTAGAAAGATTTATAAAAATATGGCTAGTCGATTTTATGTTCGACCAGGATTACAATTGATGATGATGTTTGGAAGTCAATTTTTACTATTTCTTGCACCTAGATTATTGAAAAAGTTTCAAAAGAAAGATGAAGATGATAATCGAGGAATAGAACTTGATAAAAAAGGTTTTATTATTCCCTCTTCTACGGAAAAAAAGATTGGAGAATTACAAGAAAATGTTCTGGATGTTAAAAATCAGTTTACAGATCAATTGGCTAAAATGCAACAGCAGCAAATGCTTTTATTACAAGCACAACAGAAATTTTTCGATAGTATTACTGCTTTATTGAATAAAAAACCGCAAGAAATCAATTTGGAGCCACAAAATGTAAATCAACAAACGGGTATTAAAAATACAGAACAAAAATTACCACTTTCGAATAATGAAGAAAGTGAATATGAAGAAGTAGAAGTAGAAGTAACTGATGATGATCCCGATACGAATTTATCAGCATTAAATACCAAAGTGATTTCAAAAGCGGATGAAGATGCATCCAATTCCATTGGTGAAGTTATTATGCAAATGCAACCTATGGTTAATATGTTTAGGATTTTAAAAACTACCGATAAAGATGTTCCGTTAAATACTTATATGTATGATAATCCTCCTGAAATTCCAGAAACAATGTTGGTTCAACACGAAAAATTAGTGAAAAAAGGATTTATTGATGATAAAGATTTTAAAAAGAAAGATGATAATGTTATAGAAACCAAAATATCTCCTGAAAAAACTTTAGATACACGAAAGAGTTCTAAAAAAATAGAAACTTGGAATTTAGATTAAATTTTTTAATAGCGCTTAATGTTTTCCGTTTTTTAGTATTCTATTTTAATACTTTTTAGAAACAGTATTCGAATAAATGTCACAGATTTCTCTTACTAAGATATTGAATGGTAATAATTACCAAACTGTTCAAAAAAGAGATGGAAAATTTGTCCCTTTTAATGTTTCAGAAATCGAAGAGAGAATAAAATCTCTTTGCGAAATAGAACCTTGTTTAAAAAATGCAAAGTGGAAAAAGATTTCAAATATGACTTGTAGAGGTGCAATAAATGGTATTAAAACCGAAGATATTGATGAATTGAGCACTGCAAATGCTGCATCTCTTACAAGTAGAGATCCTGAATACGGTATCTTGGCAAGCAGAATAGCAATTTCGAATCTTCATAAAATGACTCCTTCCAAATTTTCTGAATGTATAAAGTTGCAATATCAACACCTTCATCCGAAAAAGAAAATACAATGTCCTTTAATCAGTAAATATCATTATGATATTATAATGGAAAATGCACAAACATTTGATGATATGATTAAGCCTGAAAGAGATTATGATCGAGATTATTTCAGTTATAAAACATTAGAAAAATCATATCTAAAAAGAGTAGGATCAGCTATCACTGATAGACCATCCTATATGTTTCTAAGGGTAGCGATTGCTATTCATGAAACGGATTTTGAGAAAGTTCGAGAAACTTATGAATATACATCACAAGGTTATTTTACACATGCTACTCCTACTTTATTCAATGCTTGTACACCCAAACAACAATTTGCAAGGTATTTTTATTCATTCATTTATTAATAATCTAGTTGTTTTTTATTGGAAAATCAAGATGATTCGATTGAAGGATTATTTAATACTTATAAACAAATGGCATTTATTTCGAAATCCTCTGGAGGAATTGGTTTTGCATATCAAGATGTAAGAGCTTCAAATTCATATATAGAAGGAACACATGGACATTCGAAAGGACCTATACCTTTTGCTAAAATTGCAAATGATGTTTCTCGTGCTGTTGATCAAGGAGGTGGTAAGAGAAATGGAGCTTTTGCAATTTATAATGAACCTTGGCATGCAGATATAGTAGCGTTTTTAAAGATGAAAGCTGTTGGAGGAGATGAAAACCAAAGATGTAGAGATTTATTTCCTGCAATGTGGATTCCCGATTTGTTTTTTAAACGTGTCAAAGAAAACAAAAATTGGTCTTTATTTTGTCCTAATGAAGCTCCTGGTCTTAGTAGTGTTTGGGGAGATGAATTCGTAAAATTATATGAATCATATGAAAATACACCAAATCTAGCAAGAGAAACAATATCTGCAAATGTATTATTTAAGAAAATGATTAATGCAATGGTGGAATCTGGATTATATATGTGTTCAAAAGATGCTGTTAATAGGAAATCTAATCATCAACATTTGGGAACTATAAAATGTCTGAATTTATGCACCGTATTAAAATTTATTTTTTTAGATTAATTTATTTAGGAAATAGCTCAAATTTGCACTCCTAACGAAATAAGTGTGTGTTATTTGGCAAGTATAGCTCTTCCTAAATTTATCAAAAATCAAGTCTTTGATCACCTATTACTATTTAAAGTAACTAGAATCATTACACGAAATCTAGATCTTATTATAGATAAAAATAACTTTCCTCCTACTGGTGATGATCTTTTTGATATAAAAATTCCACATGATATTTTATCATCTAATGATATCGGAAAAATCAAAGAATTTTTTCAAGAATTGAAAAATAACCCTAAAAAATATATCGAATCATTGAATAGAGCAGCTTTATCATCTCAAAGACAAAGAAATATCGGAATAGGAATTCAAGGATTGGCAGATGTTTATATTCTACTAGGATTAGCTTTCGATTCTTTAGAAGCTGCAAAATTAAATATTGAGATTTTTGAAACAATGTATTATGCTTCGTTATTTGAATCTGTTCAACTTGCAAGAGAAAATGGATATCACGAAACTTATCCAGGATCACCTTTGAGTATGGGAATTTATCAATTTCATTATTGTGGAGTAAAACCATCTTCAAGATGGGATTGGGATAAATTGGAACAAGATAGGAAAATATATGGTGTAAGAAACAGTCTTTTGATTGCACCAATGCCTACAAAAACTACATCCCATATACTTGGTAATAATGAAGCTTTTGGTAGGAAATTATTATACTTGATTTAACATATATTAGAACCTTATCACTCGATGATTTTCAAAGCTAGAGTTTTAGCAGGAGAATTTGATGTCATAAATAAACATCTCATTACAATTCTAAAAGAAAGAGGAATATGGTGCAAAGAAATGAGAGAAAAGATTTTGACGAATAGAGGTTCTGTTCAAAATATTGATGGATTTCCAGAAGATTTAAAACCGATATTCAAAACCGTTTGGGAAATTAAAATGAAGACCATAATAGATATGGCTGCAGATAGAGGTGCTTTTATTGATCAAAGTCAAAGTATGAATCTATGGTTACCAAAAGCAGATGTAAGTGTAATTGCTTCTATGATTTTGTATGCTTGGGAAAAAGGATTGAAAACCCTTTGTTATTATCTTCATATTAGATCAGCTTCAGATGCTTTACCATATTCTGTGTCTCCAGAAATTCTTTTTCAAAGAATGAAGAAATCTGAAGATGATAGATATATCGTCACTACTACTTTGGATGAAGAAAGTCTATTAAATGTAAATATAGATCCAATACATCCATTGAATGAAGATGAGTTTACTCCGAAAAATACAAAAAGAAAGAATGAAGAATTATCAGATGATGATGATATAATATATTGTCCATATAATCCAACCAAAAAATCATGCAAAAGTTGTAGTTCATAAAATAATTATATAGCGCTTATAAAATTTATAAAATTTTTTTTAAATAATCTTCGATGAGTATTGAAAAGTTTATAGATATTAACGAAATAAAGGGATTACTTTTTTCGGATAATCCTCTCGATGGTCTAAATATGTTTTATGATTTGTGGTTGGAAGAAAAAAAAATAATAGCAGGTAATGGTTGTTGATTTTTTTTAAATATCAGATACTAATGGTGATTATCTTGATTTACCGATTTTAACATCAAAACTATTTTATGATGTTTCAAGAATAGTATACCGAATACTGAATGAAAAAGTTAAAAATGAAAACGAATGTAAATTATTCGAACAAATCATGTTTTTTACTCATACTATTTCAGGCAAGAATAGTGTTTTTTTTTAAAAACATTTAGCATATTCCGAATATAAATCTACTATTATAGATTGTGGATTTTCATCTTTTTGTATCCATTATATATCTACTCAATTTTTCCAAAACGACACAACATTGCATAATTGTTATTACATTTTACATAACATAAGTGAATACAAGTTTAAAAACGGTATTCCATTTAATACTATTATGATGTTTTTCCAGGAATCATAAATTTCAAACAATTCAAATTATACAAATTGGGAGTTTTTGATTTCATAGTTGAAAATTATTCCAATCTTACTAAAAAAAAATATAAATTTATTTCAGCATTGATTATTGCTAATCTTGGTTCAAATGGTATTTATTTTTCAAAGCATTAAAAAATTCAAATAGATGCAATTTTGAGCGAATTGGAAAAACACACATTATTTGAAATTTTACGTTATTTTATTTCTGACAAACTAAAAATCGAGAAATATTTTTCAGGTTACATTACTTATCAACCTGTTATTGGGTTATTGGATTCAAAAAATGATACCATAAAATTATTTGGATTACATTGCCTTATCAGATTATGTATAATGCCTAAAAAAGAATCGAAATCTATTTTGCTCTGGAAAGATTTAGCTATAAATGATGGTGTTAATAAGCTAATAAATTATACTGCTTGCTATTCTGATGAGATTCGAAATCTAAGTTTGAAAGCTTTGGATTTATTAAAAATATCTAATCAATTACCAATTAAAAATACAAAAAATAGCTATTTTGAAGATATTTATGTTTCAAAAAATAATTGGGACGTTTTAATTCGTATTGAATCCAAATCAGTTCAAGCTCATAAAGTAATTTTAGGTAATCAATTATTAAATTTGATTTTTAAAAAGCTGCAAGATCTCCTCATTTTAATGCAATGTTTAATGGAAATTTAAAAGAAAGTAATCAATCAGAAATCGTATTACAAAATATTCGTTACGAAATATTTGTCGATTTTTTGAAGTATTTATATACTGGAAAAATCGAAATCAATTCTGAAAATGCCGAAAATCTGCTCCAAATAGCAGATATGTATTTAGTAGATGATTTGAAAACTTTGGTCGAAGATTACTTTTGTCATCATTTAGATGATGAGAATATTGAACAGATTAAGAAGATATCAGAAATATATTCTTCATCCCGTATAGAATTTTATTGTAAAAAATTCAATTAAAGATATCCTAAATAAATATTTTTTTTTAAGATGATATGGAAAATAATTCTATATATATTGACCACTATAAAAATAATTTCTGGTAATAATCTTACACTAAATTTAGAAAATAAAATAAAAATTCTCGATAGTATAAATGTTGTTTTAACAAATAGAATGATATAGTTTTTTTTTTAGAAGATAGATTTCCTCGACAAAATTTCGTTACAATAAATTAAATGAAATTATAAAATATCCTTTTTACATTGTTTTCCGAAAACCAATAAATAATTAAAAAAAAAAGATTAATTTCGTTTTAGAATGGATTTTAATCCGGAATACGATAATATTTATAAAGCAAAATATGAACAAATTTTATTTCTAGTTAATTCATTTAGTCGAGATTTGGAAGAAAAACTACGTTTAAAAGAAATTGGAAAAGAGAATATTTCCGAAAAAATATTTATTTTATTTGAATGATGTAAAAGAAAAGAATATGCAAAGCAAATAAATATAGTAATTTCATGGGGATATGCCTCTGATCTCACTTTAGGAAAATTAAATAAATCAAATTTTTAATTTAATGTTTTTAATTAGTAATGTCTGAATATGTTGTTCCTCCTCCTCCTCCTCCTCCTCCTCCTCCATCTTTAATAAAAAATGTCTCACTTCCAAATACACTAGGAATTCCTCCTCCTCCACCACCACCTTCACAATCAAAAGTTCCTTTACCTCCTCCTTTGATAATCCCTGGATCTGTTAAACTAAGTCCTTCAACAAAAATATCTCCTGCTTTACCTATTGAAAGTTTATCTCAAGCAGAAATGGTAGCAGAGGTTGCAAAGAAAAAATCTCAAAGATTTAAATGTCCAAGTAGTATTGCAGATACAGAACTTATTTCTAGATTACGAAAATTTATTATCAATACAGACTCTAATGCTACATTTTTAGAATCAAAAGGATTTAATCCTGTTGATGTTGCATATATGTCCCGTGATAAGAGAAAAGAATATGTAGATGATTTTAAATCGAATGTAGAAGTGAAACCTCGCTGTTATACCGAAGAAGAGAGAAAAAATGAACTTCAAAAAGAATTTGGATATGAATTGAGTGATGATTGTTATCCTGCCGAAAAAGATACTGCAAAATACAAGACATTAGATTCGTGTGAAGAAGAAAGAAGAGCAGATGCAATTTCAGGAAATATTACTAAATATCTTGATCAAGCTTATGGTATCGGAACAGGAGAAAATATAATTACTTTTCAAAAATATGAAAGCTTTAGTGCAAAAGAAAAATTAGATTTATGGGAAGAATTAAAAGAAACCGGAATTTTACATTTAATGAAAAAACAAAAATCTATTTCTACTGCATTGAGTACAGAAGGTAAAAAGCAAATAGAAGAACTGCAAAAAGAATCAACAGAAAAAGGAAAAACTACAATACAAAAAAAACAAATTGCTAATAAAATAGAAGATGTTAAACGTAAAGAAACTCGTATTGTTGAAAAGGAATTCGAAGTACCAGATGATAAAGCTCGAACTAGAGTTGCTAAAAAATTCTTTGATTCGAAATTATTAGGACAAGAAGAAGAATCTGGTTCTCCTACAGATCCCGAAGGATTGCGTTTACAACTTCAAGAAAGAGATGCCCAAATAAAAAGATTGAATGAAGAATTGAGTAAATCTTCTGGACAAGTTCTGATCAAAGAAAAGAGTCTTAGTTTTTTAGAATTGGTAAATTTATTATCTGAATCCCTCTCGAAAGCAGAAATAGACAGATATCAAGAAGAATTAAACAATTTAATAGATAAAATATATAGTTTTTCAGAAAAACCTTTATTTCCAAAACAAAGTACAGAATCTTCAATGAGTACAGAAATTCAAAAAACTGAAATAATTAAAGAGAGTGATATGCAATTTGATCCAAGAACTAATACCGAAATAATCAAACAGAGTGATATGCAATTTGATTATGATCCAAAAACTAAAAAGAGTATTCTTCAATTTGATTATGATCCAAAAACATCACTTTTAAGAATTCCTCAATATTTTATTATTAATAATAAATTCTTTTAACAGTTTTGAGAGATTGTAAATCCTTCCATATTTTTTCGGCTTCTCTAGAACTTTCATATTTATTAGTTGTACCGGAAGCAGATATGAAAAATATTGTTGGTACTCCACGTATTCCTTGATCAATTAAAAATGCAGTATTTTTAGAGTTTGCACTATCCATTGCAAAAATGTTGAAATCCCTGTAGATTATATCCCTTTTATTCCCTTTTTCATTCTTTTTTTGCTCTTGATTCCATGCTTTTATATATTTATATAATTTTGCATATTCTGGTTTGAAATTTTCGCAATGTCCACAACCATCTCTGTAAACTAAAAGTATACTGGGGTTTCCTTCAGAACGAGAAGAAAGCTGATCTGAAGTCAATAGGATTTCAGATTTTATAGAATTAAAATTATGCGAATCATTTGGAGAATCATTTAAAAATTGGGTAAGTTCTTTTTTATATTGCATATTGCAAACTATGATTATCAATTATAAATTTTATTTACGAATAATCATAAAAATTAATTTCAATTTCAACATCGATCTTGAGCTTATCATAAAGATATTTTGCTGCCAATAATCTATGATTTCCATCTTCAGGAAAATATTTTTCTTTCGTCGGATTTTTTTGTTTATCATGAATACGTAGTGAAGAAATAGTTATTTTTTTATTTTTATCCAAAAATATTCTCTTTACTAATGCAGCAATTCTTTCCATATGTATACGATCTTCATCCTCTATGGTACAACCATTAGGGATTTCCCAAGAATCATCTTCAAGATTAATTGTATCTAGAGATGAAGAATTTTCTAAATAATAAGAGATTTTTTCAAAAGATGTAGGGTCATCATAAAGAGATATATAGCAACATTCGGAATATTTAATTTTCATATTTACAATCTACTATACAAAGAGTATTACTTTTCAGGAACTAATTTATACCAAGATGAATAATATTATACGTTTGTATTTATTTACCAATATAGCTTAATTTTTGAAAATCATATAAATTTCAAATATCTTTTTCGTAAACTCAAAAGAATTAATTTTTAGAGTTGACTTTTTATTGGGAATATATTTATAAATAAATGATTCTTCGTCCTTATTTTTGATTATTTATTCAAGCAATCTTTTTCTTCTTTGAAGGTGAGATTTTATTATCCATATTGTTTTGAATCTTAAATGGATATTCTTCTTTCAAGCAGCAGAATGATATCTCATTATTCTTTTTAAGCAGCTTATTAACTTTTATATCCACGTATTCTTTCGTCAAGAGTAGCTTTTTTGATACGATATTTACAATCGTTTTGTATAAACAATTTTTACCATAATCAACAAACTATTGCGTTTTTCAGACATTAAATTATTTGTATATATTTAAAAGATCATTATAACGCTAAAAATGTTTTGGGAGTTTTTTGGATATTATATACTTTTCAGGAGTATAGAATTTATATTTGGAGCAATTGGAACAAAAATTTTCAATAGATTGTTATCTACTTCTGAAATATCATATACTAGAATGACTAAAGATGAATTAGTGACAGAAGGAATTATCGATAAAAAGTCAAAAAAACAAAACGATTTGATAACTATTTCTCCTTCTACTGCAATTAAACTTCCTACAGATTTTGCAACTTGGCATCCAATAGATAAAGCTAGATTAATCTCGTTATATGCTGTGGACGTAATGTTTCGTGGAATTACACCTTTATTGAAGGTTTTGATAGCAGATGAAGAAAAAAAACGATTATAAAGATTTATTTTTCCTTTGTAAGAGTTACATATTAATAATATTTTTTTCTCTGTATATTTCATATGTATTTAATACAAGACCAATATATAAATATCTTCTTTAGAATAACAATAATATCCCTTTTAAACCGCATAAATATTCGTAATCCTATCGTGGAGTATCCAAAAACGATATTTTAATTTCATCTGGGCTTCTTTAGTGATTTAGATATAATTTTTTTTGTTAGAAATATCATTCGACTTATATTCTAAAGGATATTTGAAATTCCAAAACCCAATAGAAACAAAACGGATCCATATGAATTTAGAAATCTTACTCTAGATAGACGAATAAATTATAAAGCAAAGACAGATTATAAAAAAAAGACAAAAATTTTGAATTTAACTAATAAAATGATTATTTTAACTGCACCTCATGCATTTTGTATTGAAAAATTCGAAAGGCATTGCGATAGATTGGCAAAAAAAGCAGCTATAACTATTTCCAATACTTTATCGAAAAATTCTTTAAGTTCGTATTTGTTTTTACCAAATACATTGAGATCCGATTGCGATTTGAATAGAGATATATGTATAAATAATATTTATAGGAAAAACATAAGGAAATTTTTAAAAGAAAACACAAATAAAATCCTTTTTACTCTAGATATTCATTCCTTTCCGAAAGAAAATACCAAGTGGGGAATGTATGATTTGGTAATATTAGATGATGATGGATTCACTGATTATTCAATTTCCTTATATAAATTTTGTAAAGAAAAAGGAATCAAAATATCTTTAATTGCAGGAAAAGGAAATTCGATACAAGATGAAATGCGATTTTTAGGATATAAGAATTTACTTTTAGAATTTAAAGAGTCTTTGGAAAATTCCGAAATCATAACTATTACTGACATTATTTGCAAATGGCTAAAAAATTATGTAAAATAATTTTATTTTGAAAGAAGAGTTTACACATATTATCCCCAAATCTTTCCACCTCCTCCTCTAAAGAAAAATTAAACATGGAAATGCGGCTAGAATACCTCTCAGTGTAAGCTGAATAATGTTAAAAATGATAAAAGAATAAATATTACCTCCATTATATACTGCTCCATAAGCTTTAAAATATCAGAAGAACCGTATAAATTGATACCTGTAAAATCCAAAGTGCATTTATGTGGTTTCACCATAACAGAAACTTGTAATTTTTCAACATTAGTCATTGTTTGATGTCCAGTAAATTGTTTGCATTTGTCATTTGTTTGAAAAGAAAACAAATAAATTGCTCTACGAATTCCTACTTTAAAAGTTTCAAGAACCTTTGCAGTTCTATAAAAAGATGCTGGCATTCCATCTTCTCTTGCAGTTGTACCGGTAATAATCATAAATTCATTGATATAATCCAATCCATAATCATCAAAAGTTTTAACCCAGTTTCCATCATCGATATCTCCTCTAGATTGAATTGTTAACCAAATATATGCGGTTGGTCCTTTCAAACTCAAATCAAAAGTAACCTTCTTTTCGTTATAAGAAGCACATTCACTATGTTCTCCAGCTTTAATGAATTCTTTAAAGATAATTTCATTATATCCATTCAAAAGGGAACATCTTTCTTCAGCAGATACCCAAACACAATTGGTAGCGAGAGCAAAATCTACCGTTGAAGAACTTACTATAGCTCCAGTATTGATTTCAATAGGCATAGCATAAACTCCTCTTCCTTTTGAGCTGCATCCATCATAATTTACAACCACTTCGCAAATATTTCTATTCTGTTGTTCCCAATTAATTTGATGGAAAGCAATAGTTCCAATTGCATATGTAAGATCAGGTCTTCCTTGCATTGGGAATCCATACCATGGAGCAAAATGAACAACATCAAATTTTGAATCTTCAATCAATTGATCTTTGGTATAATAAAATCCAACTGATTGAGCATAATCATCCAATACTCCTTGAAATTCCATTACGATAAGTTGAGCTTGACCATCAATTTCAAACAAGGTTTGAGTTGCAATTTTCAGTTTCATGCTCTTGTTTATATATAGAGCTTTTGCATTCACATACGATGTTTTGGTTACTCCACATTCGCAGTTTGCCTTGATTCCATACCATCCAGAAATAGTGTATGAATCGTATAAAAGATCAGGAGTTTTGGTCAATTGTGCCGTAGTAGTTTTACCAGCTCCAGCATTTTGAACTCCTTGAACGATCAAAGCCATTTGATGAGGTGTATATTTTACGATCTTTTGTTTCCATTGAGTGTAATCTGCATCTTTGTGGAATACATCGTCTTCTATACTTTCCGTTAAGTGAGCATAGTTTGCACCAGCTCCAGCAGGTCTCCACTCACTATCAAAACATCGTTGTCCAATCATTATTATTTTGAAAAATTCGAGAAAACAACTAAATCTTAACAAGAAAAAAATTAATTTAATTTAATTTTTTTTACAAAAAAAATATACCAAAAAGAAAATTTCCATATCAAAGATTTTATTTTTTTTAAAAGTACAATTTGATAGAGATGTTTTTGAGATTTTGATCCATCTGGATATTATTCAAAATTTCAACTTCTTTTTTTAATCCATAAATTTTCAAATACTGTTTTACTATATTTGTATCTTGTTTAGAGGGACTTTCTATCAAAAGATTAAGATTATCAATGTTTCTTATAATTGTCCAATCATATCTTCTAAGTTCCATTTCTAGAAAATCCATTTCGCATTCATAATTACTTGATGATTTTTTAGAATAGATTGATGGAAAAGGAGAAACAAGATTTATTTCCATTTTTGTTTAAATGAAAATCAACTATAAATTAATATTATATTTATAATATCATTTTTTACGTAGACCCTATATTCAAATATTTTACGAATTAAATAATGGAAAATTTTATCCTCTTAAGATTATACTCTTATAATCATTATTACTAGTGTATCTGGTTTTTTGATGGTTGCATCTGCTATATATTTTATATCAGGAGAACGAATTAATCTAAATAGCGAATCGATTAAAAAACAAAGTATAATTACGATGGTTACATCTATTTTAAGTATAATACAATATCTTTTATTTCAACAAAAGATTGGATGTATATATTTGGATATAAATCCATTCATTATCTTTATATTAATTTTTTGAGATCATGTATACAAATTGGTTATTTAAAAATTTTCATAGTATTCACCATCAATTTAATCCTGTATCTATTTTTACATTTGATCGAATCATAGGAGCAGCGATTTCCATTTATGGACCAGCATTAATAATTCCAGTGCATCCTACTATAATTATTTTATGTTTTTGGATTTCTCTTTACTGGAATTTTTATTTATATAATAACAATGGATATATGATACAAAGTAATTTATTCTGCGATAATAAAAGACATCTTTTACACCATTCAACTGCAAAATTTAATTATGGATTCTTTTTTTTTACTCATTGGGATAAATGGTGTGGAACATATAAAAAGATTAGCGAATAAAAATTTATAACTTTCAGAGTTGCTTTTATCAATATATTGAAACTCATACTTTATTTTATTATACAAACAATGAAAATATAATCTTTCTTAGGATTCCACATACCGAAGTATAAGATAAAATAGTTTCTAGAAAGGTAATGTTTATATCTGATGTGGTTTTATTTGGAAAGAAAAAAGATATTATCAATCTAATCGCTATTTTAAAAACCTTTGCAGTCATATAAAAAAGATGCTAGCAGTCCATCTTTTTTTACAGTTATACCGGTAATAATCATAAATTCATTGATATAAATCCAATCCATGATCATCAAAAGTTTTACCGGATTCAGCCATTAGGTTTATATTTTTTTCTATCCAGTAAATATAATCTGCATCTTTATGAAATATGTCAAGTGAGCATAGTTTCACACTTTATTATTTTGAAAAATCCGATAAAACAATTAGATCTTAACAAAAAAAATTAGAATAAATGACTTTAATTGCTATTTTAAAATCCCTAGTTGTTTAATTTTCCAAATCGACTTTCTAAATGGAATCGATATTTGTTTAATCTTACCAATCGATTATAATATTCGTTAAAAACAACTTTGCAACAATTAATTTTTCGATAGGTTACTATTATTGTATTCATAAACACTAGTAAAATACAAGAGAATTTCAATTTATCGAGATTATGAAATCTTGAATATATTTAAAAACGGAAAAAGAGTATTTGAGTTTTTCACTTTAATAAATAATTCAAATTAAAAAAGAGTTTTAAATTATTAAACCCATCAACGTTATAAAAAATTAAAGTTTTGAATTGTTTTTACAATCTATCGACATTATAAAATTCAATATATCGAGATTATAAAATCTTGAATTTTACATATCAAAATCCAATATATTTAAAAACGGAAAAAGAGCATTTAAGCTTTTACTTTAATAAATAATTCAAAGTAAAAAAAGTTTTAAAATAAATAATTAAAAAAGTTTCGAAAATAATTTTAAATTACTAAATTGAACAAACTTATAAAAAATTAAAGTTTTGCATTAATTTTTTACAATTTATCGAGAATATAAATTCAATTATTTA